GGTGGTGCAGGCGGTTCGGGAATTGTTATCTTCAGCGTGCCAGCCGGAACGAGTGTTTCATTCTCTGGCGGTGTCACACAGACCAGCTCCACTCAGGGCGACGATGATGTTTACACGGTGACAGCTACTTCGACAGCTTCTGAGACTGTGACGATTGGGTAGATGATGGCTCACTTTGCGAAACTAGACGAAAACAACGTGGTGGTCTTTGTCACTGTCGGACGGCAGGAAGACGACGGGCTCGAAGATGAACTAACTGCCCGCACCGGCGACGTATACAAACAGACCAGCTATAACACTCGTGGCGGTATCCACTACACCGACGGGGAGCCCAGCGCAGACCAAACCAAAGCACTCCGGTTTAACTACGCCGGTATCGGGTTCACCTACGACGCAGACCGAGACGCTTTCATTCCACCTAAGCCTTACGATTCGTGGGTGTTAGACGAAACTACTTGCCTTTGGGTGGCACCTATCGACTATCCGGCTGATGGTGGCGACTATGTGTGGGATGAGGCGACAACAGACTGGGTCGAGGTTGCCGATGAGGCTGTATAACCCCTGGCCTGAGCCCTACCAAATTAACGCACGTTCGCCTTATGGGCCCAGACGTCATCCAATAACTGGCAAGCAGTCCTTCCATCACGGTGTTGATGTTGCCCTGCCTATTGGTACTGGCATTTTAGCTCCGGCAGATGGAACTATTGCGCATAAGGGCTCGGGTGCTTCAGGTGGCTTCACGCTCTTGGTTCGCCATCAGGGCAATTGGCATACTGTTTACTATCATTTGAATCGTCCGTCGCATCGGAACATTGGGGAGCGGGTTCGCGCTGGCGATATTATTGCCGACTCAGGTAATACTGGTGCTTCGACTGGTCCACATTTACACTTTGAACTTCGCCGTTCTCGCGCTTGGGGTAATACTGTTGACCCAGTGCCATTCCTCAAGGGACCATTCAGGAAGGCACAGGAGCGCCCTGGAAGGCCTCAGAGACCGTCTCGTATTGGGAAGGTGTCCCCTGGTCTTGAGGGCCTGAGTCGGTCTTGGATAGCTCGTGGGGCACACGCTATCCGTAGGGGATTAGGAAGATGACCGAGAACAATCACACCGGGGGTGTCCGCATAACAATGAAGGACATATTTGAGGAAGTGCAACGGCAGGGTCGTCTGCTTGAGCGTGTAGCAAATAGTCTTCCTGATGCTGAGTCGAAGGTTGAAGACCACGAGGTTAGAATTCGTCGGCTCGAAATGCGTATGGGTTGGATATTTGGTGGCCTCGGATTACTGTCTGCCCTTATTGGTGTGTTCTCGTTCTCGTTAAGTTAATGAAGCCTAACCCGAATGACCGTTGGAAAATTCGCCGCAAGTTAATTTACAGTGGCGTTATCCTTGGTGCTCTAATGATTATTAGTGGTGGGATTGGTTTGTTTGGGGACAAGTTCACTGGCGAGCTTGTCTATGGTGGCGTAACATTGATTACGGCCATCGTGAGTGCGTACAGTGGGTTCGCTACTTGGGACGATAAGAATCAATTTGGAGGTTCGCCTGATGGATGAGTTTATGACCGCAAAGTTTTGGACTGCTGAGCGTAGGGCTTGGATATATAAGATTGCTGTTGCGGCGGTGCCCTTGTTTGTATCGATTGGTATTGTGACTGGCGATACTGCTCAACTGGTTCTCAATGTTCTTGCCGCAATGCTTGGTGTTGGAGCTGGAGGAATGGCGTTAGCGAATGTCACTCCTGATAACGTGTTTAGGATTGCTGTTCAGGCTGAGGAGGACGAAGATGGAACCGAATGACTATGAAGTGCCAGTTGACCCTTTTGAACTGGTAGTGTGTGACTCGTGTCAATAAGATGACAAAGAATTGCCCCGACTAGTGTTGCCTCCGTTCCGCTAGCCGGGGCTTTGTCGTTATCGATGGTCGTCTGTCCAGACTTGTATAGTTCGTTTGGATACGCCTACTGTTTCGGCGATTCGGTTAGCTGACCATCCGGCTTGTCTTGCTTCGATACTTTTTGTTCGGAGCATTTCAGTAATAGCGATTCGTTCCGCGTCGGTTTGGTCTCGTCTTGCGGCGAGTCGTTCTAGTTCTGTTTCAAGCATTAAGCTCAGCCTCCAATACTTTTGTTACATAATCGAATACTGCTTCTGGTCGTTGCGCGTAGCAAGTGAGTGCTTCGCCTAGATAGTCTGCTTCGATATAACCGAAGTAGAGTCTGTGTCGCGTAGGGTCGAACATATTTTCGCCTAGCTGTTCGAGCGACCAGCCAATTAGGTCAAGGTACAAACTGAATGGGCTGAACGTGTCGTAGTTATGTGACCAGGAAATGAGCTCTGCGACTGGCCGCAGTTTCTCGTCTACCTTGTCCGGGTCGGTCAGTTCCCAATAGTCGTTCATTTGTCTTCTCCATCTTCAATCAAAATGTGGTCGATGTTTACTGCTTCTGGGCCTACCTGGTCTATCTCGTTTTGGATGCCCCAGTACAGTCGGTGTTTTGATACTGATACCTTCGGGCCGTAGATTCGTCCTACGATTACAAAGGTGCGGTACTTGTAGTCGTCTTCCATTGTTTATGCCTCTGCGAGTTCGAGGTCGTAGTCGCGGCCCTGAACTTGGCCTGCGCCTTTGAGTAGCTCGTGGACGTTGGCGATGTAGGTGGTTGCTTCTTCGATGGTCTCGAAGGTAGTGGTGAGGGCTTTGATTCCCTGCTCGTAGCTGGTTACCTGGAACATTGGTTATACCTCCTCAAAAATGATGTTGTAGTCGCGGCCTACCTCGAGGTCGTTTTCGCGGCAGTTGATGTGGAGCTTTGAGATGAGCCCGGTTGCGGCAACTAGGTCGCGGAAGGTTTGCTCGGTGGGCTCCATTACGCCCTGGTACTTGCCCTCGGGGATGTAGGTGACTTTGTACATTTGCTTCTCCGTTTCTTTGGGGTAGTTCCCCTTGCTGATATCTATAGGCTACTAGGTAGCCAGCAATATGTCTAGTCCAACGAGCAACTTTTTTTAACAAATATGTAGTAGACATTCACGAGGCTATAGAGTAGCCTGGCATTATCCCTACGAGAACGGAGAATCAAATGGGGTTCCATAAACAACAATTAATTGCCGACCAGGTAGAGCTAGGTGACCGCGTTCCGGCACCAAAGCCAGCCGCAAGTCACGTCGCTTATTCGTCAAGTATTGCGTTTCCGTCTCGACGGTTACAGCGCAAGGCTCGAAATGAATCGGCTAGCCGTATCAAGAAAATGAGTAGGCAGCTTGCTATTAATGCAATTGTCTACATCGCTATCGGCGCTGTCACAGGAAGCATAATCACCATCGCGGTGGTGATGTTATGAATTACGTAACAGGCTGGGTGCTGGTATTTACCGGAGGACTAATCGGCGTCGTTCCAACTATGGTTTACCAAGTTTGGAATGGGGCAAGCCTTATCGGATTAGTAATGTCAGTGGTAGGTGCTTCGATAGTTTTAAGGGAGGTGACAAATGTTTGAGGTCCAGTCAGAAGGTCGGCTGATTCGAGTCAAGCCCACGACGACAATGTGGGATGAGGAGAACGGTTGGCTCATTATGGATAGGGTTGCGGCGCAGAGCCTAGCCGACAAGATTAACTCTAATCGGGCTTGGCAGGAGAACGAGACGGAGGGTGAGGATGGATAACGTAACCACACTTGTCCCTCGTGACCATTGGAGCTTCGACATTTGGGAGACCAAGAATGGTTTTGCGGCGGAAGCTCACCGTAACGGCAACCTGCTCTGGGAGTACCAATCAGAGTCGCTTGCCAAAATAATGCTCGTGGTTAACCAAGCGTTAGGACATATTGATGATTCCTACTGAGCGGTTCCGCGCGAATAAGGCTATTGACTTTGACGATTGGGTCGCTGAGCGCAAGTTTGGAATTACAGCAACAGAGGTGGCGAAGGCTTCGACGCCGAAGGGTTTTGAGGATGTCGTGAATGGTTACTTTGAACCAAGCGAGATTCCTGATAATCCTTATATGGAGTTTGGCCGCAAAGCTGAAGGGCCGATTTCGATGTGGCTCAAATCTGCTCAAGATGTAATGCCAAATGAGTGGCTTATTGCGGCAGACAATCCACGTCATCTTGCTACACCTGATGGGTTGTCGCTCGACCATAGAGTGATATCTGAAATTAAGACAACGGGTCGTGACTTTGGGGACAAGATTCCTATTCAGTATCGTCGGCAGATTCAGTGGCAGATATATGTGACCGGTGCCGAATTCTGTTGGTTGGCTTGGATGCTTCGGGTGGAGACTCGTGAGGGTAGCTTCCAGCCTGGATGGATTGAGCCAAAGGTAACAAAGGTAATGCCGTCGAAGGACACGATTGAAGACCTAGTAGCTGTCGCGGACAAGCTATGGGATATCAAGCGAGATGCGCTTGGTAAGTAATAGAGAACGGAGAATATAATGCCATATTTCAACATTGAGGAATACGACACCGTAGAGGTGCGGCTCGCTAGGTTCCACGAAGACTGGCCCGATGGTCGTGTTATCGCCTACGAGATGACAAGCAACGAGGACAGAGAAAAGGGTTATTGGGTTGTGAGGGCTCAGGTGTTCACTGACCACGAGGACCAACACGCTAACTGTCCGAAAGCGACAGGGCTTGCCTTTGAGATAGAGGGTGGTTCTGGCGCAAATAAGACTGCGGCTCTGGAGAACGCGGAGACGAGTGCGATTGGTCGAGCGCTTGCCAATATGGGTTACTCGGGTCGGAAACGTCCGAGTCAAACTGAAATGAAAAAGGTACAGCGTGCTGATAATCCTGTCTCGGAGGATTTCATTCAGAAGGTGTCGAGTGCGGAAAATATGGAAGAACTGACTAAGCTGTGGGCTGAGGCTGTAGAGCTTGGTTGGGCTGAGGATATTGTCAAGGTGTTCCAGGCCCGTAAGCAGAAACTCGGAGGAAAATAATGGTTACTCAAATTGAATGGACAATGATTGCTCAGGACAAGGGTCGCAAGATTCGGTTCCTTGAGACAGCTGACGACTATGTTGACCAGCTTCGGGATGACCGAATGACTTGGCGAAACTACTATCAGGACGTGACGGAAAATGTCTTCGCAGAGCAACCTAACGCCCGCTGAAATTATTACTACCTTGTCACAGATTGGCAAGGATATTGATGATGCGACTGCCGACCTAGCTGAGGCTGACCGGAAGGTAATTCTTGCGCGTAGGACGTATGAGGTGGCTTATGCTCGTTCGTTCTTGTCTACGGAGGCAGCTATGGAGGTTCGTAAGTATACGGCCCGTTTAGCGACTGAGACAGATAACTTCAACTTAGAGCTAGCTGAACAGGAACAGCGAGCTGTCACGAGCCGTATACGGGCTTTGAGAGACCGATTAGAAATTGGTCGGAGTATTAGTGCGCTTGTGAGAATGGAGTGGTCTGGTCAGTAAACTGGAGGGTTTGGACTAATTCTGTACACATTAACAAGACGTGTAAGGGATTGGAAGATTGTTGAGGGGGAAAACAATTAGGCATTTGAATGCATAATAAGGGACATTTATTTTGCGTTGTAATGCAATTATTTATTGGCAGTTGGTACTGTTTTAACTGGTAGCGTTTAGGTAACACCGCTTAGCGCATCGCCGTTAGGTTTGAGGCCCTCGGAGTAATCTGCGGGCCTCATTTTTTAGCCGGGTTGGTAATGAGACTATTTCTAATTTAAGTGCACTAAGGTAAAAATAAGCAGCGGGGCTTTAAGGGCGATAAACTGGTGTTATGACTCAGCGTTGGCTAGTAGGGCGGTTGCGGATTATTCGGTATCCGTTACGTCGGCAGAGGATTCACGGTTGGACGTTGGTGAGGGAGCACGGTCGGACGGTGTTAGAGGTTTTCCGCGGTCGGTCGATGTGGGTTTTCGAGGTGTTACCAAAATGAGTGGGGCTACTTCACGTCGTAAGGGTAATCGTGCTGAGGTTGAGGTCGTGCGGATTCTTCGTGAGCACGGATTTGACGTTGAGACTTCGCGTGCGGCTCGAGGTGGCTATCAGTCTGGTGCTGATATTGTTGGTGACTTCCCAATGGTGGTCGAGGTTAAGAATCGTCAGAAGCTCGACCTAGCTGGCTGGTGGGCGCAGGCCGAATATCAAGCGAATGGGAAGCTCCCCGTTGTTATTCACAAGAGGGTGGGGAAGGCTAGTCCGGAGGACTGGTGGGTAACGATGGACTTGCGCACACTGTTACGATTGCTGGGTGAATCAAAAGATATTTCGTAGGTTCCTTGATAGGGACGACGGATGTGTTCACTGCGGCGAGACGGAAGCCGTTGCTCCTCATCATCGACGTAATCGTGGGATGGGTGGCAGTAAGGCCAGGGATGTGCCGTCGAACATTATTGTTGTGTGTTCGTGGTTGAACTCTGCAATGGAGTCCGATGCCAAGACTGCGGCTTGGGCACGCGAGATGGGCTGGAAGCTTGGCCCTGGCGATGACCCTAAGCAAGTTCCCGTTTACCATTATTCGCAGAGCTGGCGCTTGCTCGACGACGGTTACAGTTTTAACCACATCGCTAGACATTGACGGAGGGTCAAGGTATAAATAGAGCCAGTACGAAAGAAACGGAGAATCAAATGGAAAACGTACTAGACACCCAGCGCCCCACTTGTATTGTTTGCGGCGACTTCGCTGACCTGGCCTACTGGCAGGACACGAAGCGGTGCGACTTCTGCGCTAACGACTACTAGAACAGATGTTCTAACCTCCTCGAGTAGGGGGTTAGAACATTTGTACTAACGACATAACGGAGGCTTAATGCTTATACGAGGCCATCATCAGTTCGACGGCCATTTTACTCAGATTCCAAACAGCTGGCTTCGAGATACAAAGATATCGCTTGGGGCGAAAGGGCTTCTTGCGCAGATGTTGTCTCACGTTCCAGGATGGCGAGTGACGATTCAGGGACTAGCTGACCAGAACGCTTGCGGCAAGGACCGAATTCGGGGTTACATTCGAGAGCTCGAACAGTTTGGTTACCTTATCCGCAGTGAAAAGCAACGCCATAACGAGCAGGGACATTTAGCCGGATTCGACTATACGACCTGCGACCCACCTTTGGCGGATTATCCTACGAAGGTTGCACCTACGAAGGCTAACCCCACGCATAAGAAGACTATTGAAAAGAATACTATTGATAAGAAGATTAAGAGAGAAGATTATTCGTCAGAGTTCGATAGCTTCTGGGCTTTGTACCCTAACCGTTTAGGCAAAGGGGAGGCTCGTACAGCCTTTGTGAAGGCCGTAGACAAGGTAGGCGTAGAGAAGGTAGTGGGAGGTGCTCAGCGACTTGCTGACGACCCGAACCTACCCCCCAAGCAATACGTTCCGAGACCAGCTACTTGGTTGAACCAGGAGCGTTGGGATGATGACCCGTATCCGCCGCGGGGGAACAAGAAGGCAGAGACGAAACGATTAATCGACGAATGGGGGAACAAGTGACCTATGAGGTTCAGACCTGGGCCGATGGCTTTGGTATCTGGTATGCAAAAGTCAATTTTAGTTTCGGAGTTGGTAACAGCGCCGAAGGTGAGGCTCTGAAACATCGAGCCGTAGCCACAGCGAAGGGAGCAATCCGACGAGAGCTCAAGCTCAGGGAGGGAGACAAGCTTGGACGGCTCCGATATGAGATAGCGGAAAACAAAATCGACTCGTTGAATAGGCTTTGGTCTATCACGGTCAAAGAACGGGAGAAAAAATGAACGACCCAATCACAGAACATTTAGCTCAAATCCGAGACGAGCTGTTCGAGATAGTAAAAAGCCACGATATCTGTTTTGAAGAGAACAGTGACGAATGTCAGTTCCTTGCACTTCACGAGGCAGCTGAGCTTATCGACCAAGTAGTCATTGACCGTTATCCGGTTATTGGGGATGGAGCGGCAGAACGGAAAGCGAGGCTAGAAGATGAACTTGCGGGATACTAAGGAACTGTTAGCGAAAATTGCGGCAGTTGATAATCGAGACTTATCGGAGGCGACAGCTCAGGCGTGGCACGATGTTGTCGGCCACTTATCGTTTCCGGTAGCTAAGCGGGCACTTAAGTTGGCCCGGCAAGACCCAAAGGTGGATTATCTACAACCAAGACATATTATTGAGAAGACTCGTGACGCAATTAGCGAGCTGAATAAGTCACAGCGGACACTTGAGGAGCCCGACGAGTCAAAGTGGCAACCGTGCAGTAAGCCAGTGAACTTTGACGAAGTAGTCAAGTTTTGGAACGAGGTATATCAGAACGAACCTTGGGAGCGGTACACAAAAACCGGGGCAGTATCAGCAGGTACTAGTCACAGTCCCGGTGTTCCGATTGAAATTAACGTATCGCCGCAGGAGCTTGATAGGCGAGCCCGACAGTCTGCGGCGAAGCTTGGTTGGCAGGTTCCTGAAATGAGGTGGAACTAGTGCAATACAACTACCGTCGAGGATATGAGCAGGGTGTAAAGGATGAACGGGAACGGATTATTGCTTACCTAATGGAGGAACCGCTTGACCCTTTGTTCCCGGAGCAGATTGCCGAAAAGATAATGGAGGGAGTGAAATGAACCACGCTGAGGAGCTGGGCATCGACTTAGAACAGCTCGAGAAGGAACGCTTTGGAACCGTAGAACATTATCGGATGGTTAAGGCTCATATAGATAAGGTTCGAGCCTACGAAATCAACAAGTTGTATCTTGAGGCTTCGGAACAAATGGCCGCACTGATTGAGGATGGCAAGCCGAAGGCGAAGGTTAAACGGAAGGCAAAAAATCAGAAGCGTCGCCAACGTAAGCAGGGCGGCTCGTACGATTTCACTGATAGACAGCTCGAAATTGCTATACAGTCAATTGAGCGACACGCCGACTACAAATAGCGATACGATTTATTATTTAATAGGCTCAAAGAGGAACAAAGAACGGAGTTTCACGTGAAACCAACTACCGGAGCCCTAGAGCTCGGACGAATCATCGAGGACTTGCTCGTCGAGTTACAGGCCCACCACTTCATCGGACCTTGCGAATGTTGTGGCTTCCCTGTTCCGTCACCATTTCTTGACGAGGAATCACTCGAACTGCTCTGCCGTAACTGCCGACTAACACACGAGAATGGAGAACACCAATAATGGCACGTATTCAAATTAAAGATGCTCGAGTCGTTCGCACTATCCGAGACCGAGGGTTTGAGGTAGCCGAGAGCTACCAAACGAAGAACGGTGAAACTGTTGAGACTAAGTACACGGTTTGGACAAAATCGCCACAAGACATCCCCGGCGAGGGAGCAACTGTCAACGTAACCGGCAACGTAAGCACTCGTCTCGAAGAGTTTACAAACAACGAAAACGAGTTGATTCGATTCGCTCGGATGCACATTAACCAGCCCGAGGTTACGTTCCAAGATGTTCCCAAACCTCCAGATTCGTGGGCTAATGCAATGAACACTGAGACTCCGTTCTAATGAAAATCGCTGGATATGTTCTAGTGACATTTCTCGCCGCACTTTACGTTCTGCTAGC